CAACATCTAAAGTATTATTAAGTGTTGTTGCCCCATCAACATCCAATGTTGCATTAAGTGTTGTTGCTAGATCAACATCTAAAGTATTATTAAGTGTTGTTGCCCCATCAACATCCAATGTTGAATCAAATTCAACTCTTTGTGTAGCATGAAGATCTCCACTAATATCCAATTTAAACGCCGGATTTGTCAATCCAATCCCAGTGAGACCTCCAATAGTAACTACTAAATCTTGACTAGTAGTTCCTACTTGAAATCTATTTGGCAAATATGTACTACCAATACCAACATTTGTATTTCTATAAATTCCTGCAGATTGCCCTGCCCCAATAAATCCCCATAAATCTTGAGTTTGAATATCAGCAATCCAATTAGGATTGTCAGGATTTACAGCAGGAATTAAGGTATCTGTACCAACACCAAGACTGTTTATTTGCTTAAAGTTAAGAGCAGCAAATGCCTGTGCTAAATCGCCAGTTGGTATAAAAACACCCTGATCCTGAACATAAAATCTTGTCATTTCTCAGCACTTCTGTTGAAATATTTATGCAATGATTTGAAGTTGTGTATAGTCACTCTGTTGGGTTTGAGGATAAATTATATATTATATCCAAGGAAGTTTTAAATTAATTTCAGAATTCTGATCTTCATCAATGGTTTTTTCAATACTTTCTTTAACACCTGATAGATTTGGCAACCAAGTATTTACAATATCTTCACTAAGATTTTTATATTCAATAAAATTTGAAGAATTGATAGTATCTAAAGAAAGATCTATAATAATATTAACCATTCTTTCTTTTTGTCCCTTTCTTCCAATTATAGAGCAATGAATTCTTTTAACTATATTTGTAAAATTGTCTTTAGATTCAAGACAATCTAATTTGGTTATCTGAGTAAAAAATTCCATATTAATCAAATACTCCTATTTGTGCATAATAAACTTGGGTTCCTGTTCCAGGTCTACTAACAGTAAAATAATTAGGGGCATTTATGGCATAATTTGCCGAAACAACATAAAAATAATAAAAATCACTAACTGCAGTAAATGTAAATGACCCACTACCCGAAGATCCTGCATATTGGTATCCAGTGGTCCAAACTTCATTTTCATCATAACCATAAACTAAAGCTGCTCTAATATAATTAGATGTTGCATTAACACAATTCCAACTATAATTTAAAGTTATTATTCTACCTCCTGGAGGATATGCATAATCACTTGCAACACTTCCACTATAAGCATATACATAATCAAAAGAAGAAACAGGCCATTGATATTGAAAAGAAGTTCCATAAAAATTTGCAAGACTTATAGTTCCACTAGCAGGAACTCCAGAAGCAACTCCATAGTATTCATTAATTCCAATAGGATTAGACCCTCCAAATTCAGTTTGGACACTGGCAAGACTAATTGGACCAGAAGATGGAAGAACCATTTATCAAGAAGGAGTACTATTATTTTCAGATTCAGTTACTGGTGATGGTGATGTCACTTCATCTTCTGGTTGCCATGGGAATCCACTGGTTACTTCAGTCACTGGATTTACTTTTGCTTCAATTTGTTCTTCAATTTTGTCATTTACGTGCTCTTCATAAGAACCAACAACAACAGATTGAATCCAACTTAAAACCATTTCTTCAGTTAAGTCTTCATACTTAACAAAGTTATTTGGATCCACTGTGGTTAAATCAAATGGAGTTGCACCACTGAAAGTACCAATATTTCCATCTTCATCGGTTCCAATTTTTTCCCAATGGGTTTGAACAATAATGTTTTTTAAATCTTCAGAATCTTTTCTCTTAAGACTCTTTAATTTCCATGTATAATTCATTTAGGATCTCCTTCAGAAAATTCTACTTTTTCATTTTCTTCAGGTTTAATACCATTAGAAGAAAGATATTCTACAATTCCTTGCAGTTTTAAAAATTGTTCTCTTTTAATAGAAAGAATATTATTTAATTCTTGAATTTCATTTGATAATGTTTTCTGATTTTCAAGAATTTGCTTAAGATGCGATTCGTGGTCAATCATAGTGATTTCAATTCTTTAATTTGTTGTTTGAGATTATTTATGTCGTTCTGCTGTTCCTTAATTGCTTCTAAAAGAACAGGAACTAGTTTATCATATGCAACTGTTTTATATTTGTCCCCATCTGGAGATTCGTGTGCAGATTCATGAATTACTTCCGGGAATACTTTTTCAACCTCTTGTGCGATAATTCCATAATCTTTTTTGCCTGGATTTCCAACAATATCTGGCAAATTCTTCCAATTAAAAGAAACACCATTTAATTTCATTATTTTAGTTACACAATTCTCTAAAGGTTTGATATTTTCTTTGAGTCTTATATCAGAGTATGCAGTAACATTTCCTGCAGCAGTCATATCTCCAGTTGATGTTTGAACATACCATCTCCAAGTTGATGCAGACCAACCACCAATACCAAAGTAACTGTCTGCACGAAGATGCATATGAAGACCCCAAGTCCCAGAACAATGGAAAGACATTGCTGCTACATTACTATCCCCCGTGCCACCATTATTCATTACTGATAGAGGTACTACATCACCAGAACTTGTTGATGCTGCATATGGACCACACAATAATCTATTAAATTTGGAATTTGAATTAGGATCACAGTAATATCCAGTATCATTTTGATCATAATAAATTGGAGAACGCATATCAAAGTATGCACGAACTCCTGTATCTCCTTCGGCTACAGAAAAACATTTATTTCCTCTACCATTAGATGCACCATATCCAATAGAATCATCGTAAAATCTAATACCACCATATGCATAATAAGCACCAATTTTTATACCTGTATGCCAATCTATGTTTAGTTTAGTATAATTGCCACCATAATTTTCAAATTGTGTCCATAATCTATATGCACCACTGGTATCTCCTCCAAAATATAATGATGCACCACTTCCACCACTATATGCTGTACTACCATGATATCCTGTCCAAAGTGTTTGGGTTTGAACGTTATTCAAATTGGAGGTACTTGCAGGGTCTGTGTAGTATCCGGTGTTGTTGTAGTCATAGAAGATTGGTGATCTATTACTTACAAAATTATAAACAATACCATTAGTATCCATTCTAAAACCAGTGGTTCCCAGATAACCATCAATACCATTATGTGGATTCCAATCACTATTTGAAGCAGTGCCAATATCTAATTGAGTACCTGTACCATTCGTACCAATTACAAATTGATTTCCAGTTCCATTGCAAGTAAATTGAATTGTAGGACCATGCCTTGCATTAGAAGTTACGGTATGATTTAAAGATATTACTGGATATGCACCATGAGTCTGAATTGTTGGTCTTAAATTGCTATCTTGTAAAGTATAAGATGTGTTAGTATTTCCAACTATTAATCTATTACCATAAGATCCCCCAGTAAGACCGGATATATAAAGATCTCTACCAATACGAGCACTACCTGATGTACCATTATACAATCTTAAAATATTATCTACTTGTGTTCCACCATTATTACAACCAAATACAAGATCATCACTAGAATCTAGTGCAGTCCATCCAATATACCAACTTCCATAATAATTGCTACGATTTCTTACCCATCTAATTCCACCCCATGTACTTGAGGAAGGCATATAAAATTGTAGTCCTTCTGCCCATGCTTCACTTTGAGGAGTAACTTTTATATTTCCAGCAAAACTTGCCGAAGAATTACTTGCAGGATCTACATAATATCCAGTATTATTAGAATCGTAGAAAATTGGTGCCCTAATATCAACAGAGTTTGTTGTTGATGCATCACTTCTTAAGAATTGAGAACTATTAAGACTATCGAGCAAATCAGCATCTAGACCACTTCCTGGACCATCATTAACATCTGTCCAAACTCTGTTCCAAGAAGTCCAACTTCCAGTTCCCCAACCACCTCTAAAAACCAGATCATTTCCGGCATGACTGATATATATCTGTGCTCTTGCTGAAGAATTTGCACCAAAATTAATTAAAGTTCCATAAGAATAAGCTCTATTTGTTGGAAAATTGGAACTTCCAGTATTTGTACCAGCGTTAAAATTTTCTTGATAAACTTCATATACTGTTTGTTGATCATTTCCAAAATCATTCCAATTTCCATAACCTGGAAATCCTGAAGATCTTAAAAATCTATCCGAATTAAATCCATCAAGTAAATCAGCATCTAAACCACTTCCTGATCCATCATTACCCGCGTGCCAAATTGTATTTCCTCCTGATGTTGGAGTTGCTCTTACAAAATTGACAACTCCAGTTTCACTAATAGACATTGCAGTTTTTGAACCAGTTGCATAACTATCAGTTGTTGCAAAATACATTCTGGTTCCATAAGTGCCATCAGAATTAACATAAATTCCCGCTTGTGCGTTTGCCCCAGAAGAAGTATCTCTTGCACCAAATGTAATCGCAGGTCCAGCATTTGATGTTCCAGACGCTGCTCCTAAATGTAATCCTCCAACACCAGTTGCTGGTGTTGTAGTATTCCAAGCAGCAAGATTTCCATTTGAAAGAAATTGACCAGTGGCACGAATAGATCCAGTTACATCTAATTTGTATGATGCACTCGCAGCGCCAATAGCAACACTACCACTACCTGCAAGAATAACATCCCCACCATCAGACCCACTAGTTGTATTAACATATAAAGTTGCCCAAGCATTTAATGCATTATTGTGAGCAAATACACCAGGAGCACTTGCATAAACTCCTAGAAATGATGCCTTGTCTGCAGCACTATTTTTGGAAAGTATTCTTCCTCTCCAAGCACCACTAGTTCCAGATTCTGATGCAACAATATTTTGATCAGATCCACTGATAGTGAAAGTTCCTGTACCAGATAAAGATGCAATATTAGTAGTTCCTGCATACCATTTGAATTGTCTGGATGTAGTTTGTGGAACGGAAAACCACATTGTTTCACTTTCTATTCCAAGTGCATAATCTACATTAGACGCTCCAAGTTCTGGATACAAAACCAATTTTGTACCAGCACTTCTTGTTGTGAATGCTGGAGCAGCAACTCCATTCTGATTAAAGTCAATTCTATTTCCAGTAGTACCATTCAGATAAATTTGACCTCCACCAGTTGATGTGGAATTTGCTCCGTTCAGGAGAAGTCTTGAAGAAGTAGTAATACCAGAAGCATTAATATTTCTTACGACTGCTAAATCATTTTCAGTAAATTGAACTGAACCAGCAGCAAGTCTTGTTCCATTAGGAAACTGTGTTGATCCAATACCAACAGCATAGTTAATTAACCAAGCATCAGTTCCCAGTCCAGTGAAAGTACCTTGTTTAAACCACATAATTTTCTTATATGTGGCAGGATTAGTTTCAATACCGGCAATAAAAAGATTGACTAATGGATTTCCTTCTGTGGAAGCAAGAGCAACACCACCATGATTAGCAGTATTATCAGTTGAAATATCATTACCAAATCCATTTGTTCTAAAACCAAGAATAATATCGGGATCAGAAACCACCAGTTCTTGAACATTAACAAATGCAGTTGTTCCACCAATTGTAATATTACCAGTTACATTTAGGTTACGATTAACTTGAAGGTCTCTTGTGATTGTTGCATCTTGTGGAACAACTAAATTTGTTGGAAGACTTAATGTCGGTGTAGAACCTTCACCAGAAGTTACACTTACATTAATTTGATTTGAAGTTCCGGTGATTGATTGAACATAATCACCAGTTGTATCAGAACCAAGAGCAACAGAGTTTGGTTGAATGGTTGCTGCTAATGATACATTACCAGTACCATCAAATGAAATAACAGAAGCAACAACATCACCAGTAATTTGGAATGTTCTTGCATTTTCTAATTTAGTTGCTGTTGTTGCAGTTCCCGTTAGAGGTCCAACAAATGATGTAGATGATGTAATACCAGTTATATTTAAATTTTGTGCAGTTAAACTAGTTACACTAGTAATACCTAAAGTACTAATACCTGTAACCCGCAAATCGGTAAAGGTATTAGGGGCATTGGCAATTGCTGCTTCAATTGTTGCTGTCGTCGTAGCATCAAGTGAAGCAATGTTCTGAAGTTGTCTAGAACTACTAATAACCTGCGTCGTCCCTATACTTAATGAGTTGGAGGTTATACTTCCAGAATAAGATGCATCACCACTTTCAGTAATAGTTGTTCCAGAACCAATTTTTACCGTATTATTCTTACCATCAATAGTTATGGAATTTGTTCCAACAGTGAGAACACCTACAATTCTTACATCACCAATAATATCTAATTTTGTTTGTGGATTTGTGGTTCCTATTCCAACATTATCACTTATATAAGCACCACCAGTAACTTGAAGTCTTTGTGATGCAGTTCCAGTCGTTGTACCAGAACCAATGAATACTGGTCCGTTGGTGAATGTGGAAATACCAGAAACTTTTATATTAGTGAATTCTGCAGATGAAGATGCTACAACTCCACCGGGAACATAGATTTGGTTAGCGTATATACTATTCCACCTTTTAGTCTCAGATCCAATATCCAGAGTTCCTGATGTAGTTGGAATTAATGTGCCTTCAAAGAATACGTCTCTTTCGCCCGGAGCATCAAGAGGAAGCATTTCATTAAGTATAAAAGCACCTGATTCGGGAATTCCAGGAACACCAGGCAATGCCTCCGCTATTAATGGGATCCAACGAATTCCACGCTGATCCCTTACTAATTCGTAACCATTTTTTCCAGGAACATTTGCAGAATCATAAATGGTTTCATCAATTTTAACGCTACCCGCAACATCAACTTTTTGCTGCGGATTTATACTTCCTATTCCAATTCTCTCACGAACAGTTACAGTTCCATTAACATCTAATGTTTGCTGAGGATTTGTTGTGGCAATACCCACACGTCCCGTTAAACTACTGGCGGTTAATGTAGTTCCTCCACACCCAACATCCAACTGTTGCCTTACAGTAGTTATTCCTGCAACATTTAAATTATCATCAATATAGACACCATTATAAAAGTCAGCAAATCCAAAGAAAGTTGAAGTTCCAACAACAACTAAATTTTGAAATATTGAATTTATACTTTTGGCAGAATCATAATTTAACGTCCCATGAACAGTAACATCGTTATAAAAAACAACATTATTGTTAAAATGAGACTCTAACCCATAAAATTTACTGTCTGGACCTGGTGGAGTATATAATTGTGCTGAAGATTCTGCATTAGAATCTAAAATACTTTTAAGTAATTCATCTTCATTATTTTTTTTACAACTTGAAATTCCTTCAGACATACTAAACTACCGCATCAATAACTGTATCTACAATATTATCTACAACTCCACTAACCAAACTATTAATTAAATCAATACCAACAAAACTACCTTCGAAAATTTTACTAGTGAAATCCATGTTTAACAAAGATGGAATATTTCCACTAGTTCCTTTTAAATCAACTCTTTGACCCTTAACCATAACTCGACCATCACCACCCATCATTGTAATATTTCTTCCTGCTTTGAAATGAATATCTTCCTCCGCTTCAATCATAATATTTGTCGCATATAAGCGAATCATTCCATTTGCAGAAATAGAAACATTACCATTGTTTCCAATAATAACTATATCTTCTCTTCCTTCCTGATTTTTAGTGCCACCAGAAATTTGAATTGTATGATCGTTATAAATCGAAAACAATCCGCCACTACTTAAACTAATCGAAGACTGATTATCGCCACTATCAGTTACTCCATAAATTTTATAAACATCAGTTCCAGATCCTCCCATTTGGGGATTAGCAGTATCAATTCTAAAATTAGGATTGAAACTGATTAGTTGTCTTTTAAATATATTTTTATTTCTTTCTGTCATTTTATATTGGACAATCTATGGATGTTTGAACTTGTTGTGCGAATAGATTTGCAGAATTTGGAGAATTTGGATCTGCATCTGGAGAAGCAGGAACATTTCCAGATCCTTTTAGAGCACCAATTACTGGACGTAAAATTGCTCCAAATCCTTCATCAGATTCAATACTGAGAGTAGGCAAACTATCAACAATATTATTTAGAGGTGTGACTTGAGAGATTTTTCCATCAACAATTTGATAATTATATTCATTTCCAAGATTATCAGTTACAACAGTTGTTAAATCATCATATCCACTTCCACCATTCTCAACCAACACTTTCAAGACGGAGAATTCTGCAATATCTCCAACTGAATAATTTTCACCCTCAGAAACCATATAGATAGATTCAATTTCATTATTCTGATTGATAATCGCCCTTGCTACAGCACCATATCCTTGTTCATTATCATCTACAATTTCAATAAATGGTGGGAAAGCATATCCAGATCCTGGATTTGTTAATTGCACTCCAATTACACTTGCTGTTGTATTTCCATCCGAATTTGTCACAAGATTGCCAAAAATCGGAATTGCTGATGCACCAGATCCTCTTCCACCAAAAATATTAATAATTGGCGGACTTGCAAACTGTAAAGCGCCAGTAAAACATTCCTGCACAGAAGTAATATCTACACCAGAATTAATAATATTTGTTATGTCACGAACATTGGTATAAGTATCAACCAAAGAACTTGTTAATGATGAAACAGATCCAGAAGGTCCAACACCTACAGTCCATTCGTTCACAAGACCTTTATAATTATCTAAACTTTGATTACATGCAAATCCTATTCCCATTTCCGATAGTATTCCAATTCCTTCGCGGAGTATATTTCCAAGATTAAAATCGGAAAAGAATTGAAGAAGACTTGCAACCGCTGCTAAAGGACCTTCAAATAATGACTCAAGTACTCCAATAATTGAATTAAGAAGTGTGCCTGCAAATTGATCCGCTGCACAACTTACAAAACGATCCACATTATCTATTGCAGAATTTAGAATGTCAAAAACTAAACCCTTCATAGTTTCAATTGCGGTGCCAGCAATACAAGAAAATGCCTCTTCAAGTGCTTTTACAGGCATTACCATTGCTTCTTGTGCCGCTACTCCCGCAAGATGTGCAATAACTGGATTTCCTGTAGCGGCAAGAACTTGTGCAAAAACTAATTTATAAAGTAAATCTAGTCCTTGTTTTAAAAGATCAATGAGCACCTTTATTAAAGCATCAAACATACCACCAATCAAATCATTACATAAAGTTACAATTTTATCTGCTGCTTGACGAATTGTTTGTCCTATCGCTGCAATATTTCCCTGAAGAGTTTTTAATTTTCTTAAAAGATTTTTGACAATTGATTTGATTTTATCAATTCTTGTATTTTTAACAGTATTTGCTAATGGAACCTGATATCCAATTGCAGAATTTTCAGAAAAAACTTGATACCCAACTCTTTGAGATATTACATCTGCTTGCTCTTCAGTAACGCTTGCAGGCGATGGGTTCGAATCTTCTCTATTTTCGTTTGTTTGATTTGAAGTAACTTTTGCCTTTTGAACTTTACTAGAGTATCCCGTGAAAGGAACAAATGGAGACTGATAATTTTTTGAAGGAACAGAAAAAGTTCTACCAAATGTTGCCAGAATTACAGGAATTTGAGCATTATCACCATCCAAAAAGAATCCAAGAACAGTGTCACCGGGTTGCAATTGCACGCCAGTTGCAACGTTTGCCGCACCACTTCCTGCCGTAGTTGGAATTAAGCACTGTGCCCAAGGAAGATCCTCATTTGGAAGTTCTGCTTCACTATAGGGATGATAACCAATAATTCTTACTTTAAATCTATTTCCCCACCCCTTTCCATCTACTTGACCACTCATATCCTCTATAGGAGGAATCTGACCGATCCACCAACGAAATCCGTCTCTACCAATAAAATTACTTTTAAGAAGTGACTCGTCTATCATTTATTATGCCTTCTTGTTAATTCCAAAGGTGTCTCTGATTAATTTCATAGAAGTATATGAACGATTCGCATCAAAGTGATGACACAATTCCTTAATCATATATAGACCACTTGTTTCCGTGTCATATTCTTTTGCATCAGATTGTGTGATCTTTGGAAACTGACATTCAATAATATCCCCTGCTCGTAAATTTGTATTGGATGGTACAATAATACTCAAAGTTTGAGTAAACAGAATATTATATCTCATTAAAGATTGAGATTGATATAAAGTTTGATCTGAATTAATTTGCGTCGAAGATTCGGTACTTGTTACAGGATTCAATGTTCCAATGTCATAAATTGCAGTGATAATTCTTGTTGGCACATCTCCCAGTGTTAAATCAGAACCATCAGATAGTGGTGGTAGTTTAATTTGACTGCCAAGATTATTTGACTTTCCAGCATAATCTTCAAGTTTAAACTTTCCTTCTTCTGGTTTGGAGAATGAAAAATCTAAAGGATTAAAAAACATTCGATGACTTGCATAAGTACCAAGCTTGAGTTTTTCAATTAGATTTTGATTTTTCTCGACGTAGTAATTGAGAATATTAAAATCATTGTTTACCTTATTGTTGTTTTCATCATATGCCTGATTGACCTGATTATAGGTATAAACAACACGGGTATCGTTTATATCTGTTCTGGGTGGTTGTGTAATCAATCCATCGACAGACCTAAATTGAAATCCATCCTGTGTTTGATAGAATAAAAATCCGGCAGTTGCACTTCCAGAAGATTGAGGAACTGCCTTTGATGCCAACCAGACTAAAAGAGTAAAGGGTTTCCTCAAATTCCCTATAAATCCATATTTGTTTGAAGATTTATCAATTGTACCTATTTTTTCGGTTTTAAGATAATTTGTTAAGATATTTTCTACAGAATCACTAATTGCACTATCAACCTTAAACTTTTTACCAACTCTTACAGTTTCATTTGTAATTGCTTCTCTAGAAACCAAATGAAGTGTAAAACTTTCTTGATTGGTTTCTGAAATTACATCAGTGATACTTGAAACATATAAGTAATCTGCAACTCTTTTTGTAAAATCTAGTCCAGGATTTGTTGCAGAGTTGCCTGCAATTTTCATCGAAACTCTTTCACCACCTCTTAAAGGAAGACCATTATAAATTGACTGCCTTCCAGTGCCACCTTCTGCAACAATTGTGTTTCCAGTGTTAATAACTTTGATTTTTGCCGTGATGGTTGGAGAGAAAATATCCTCATAATAATCAATCGAAATCGCACCTGTTGAAATGTCAATCGTTCGACTACGATCGCTCGATTCTAAAACTAACTCTTCATATATGGACTTTTGAATTGACATTATACGTATGCTAAATCTAAAAGAAGTTTATTCTTGATAAAGTTATTTAACAGTTGAAAATCACTGATTGGAGATGGTGACATATCTCCACCACCAAATGCAGGAGTAATGATATTCTGCTGTTGTTGAGGTTCAATAATCATAATATCTTGACCCCTTCTTTCCTGCGTCAGTGACAATGGCACCATATTTGTTTGTTGTGGTGGTGCAGACATTTGTGCCGGTGTTGATGGTTTAGTTATTGCAGATGATGACAAAGTTGATCCAAGTTTATTAAATGCAATGTGCATATGGTCATAATGACCTCTAGTTCTCCAAAGTATTTCTGCAATTCCATATTTACTTCTATTTTTATTTAATTGTGCATATAGAGCATCTAATTTTGCTTCCCCATTAAATGCACTAATATCTAAAGCTTCTCCATAATTATGATATGAATTATATCCTCTTTGCATTACTCTTTCCTTTCCCGACCCAGTATATCCAGAATTCCAATTAAAATCTGGATGTTGCCAAATATTTTTATATCCTTTGGAAAGTAAAGATTTTCCAAAAGCAACTGCTTGAGAGTATCCTGGTGTTTTACCTTTAATTGGTTGAGATGGTTGAGACTGTTGTTGAGATGGTTGTGGCAAGTTAAATGAAGCTGGACCTGACAACATCGGGTCTTTTCCAGACTGTTGTAAAAATTGATTGTCTCCCGCACTACCACGCCAAGCAGAATTATAAAATCTACCATCAGATCCCATTTCACCACGTACCAATCCGTTTTTCAAATAATATTGTGGTGCTGCTCTAAATTCTAAAGCACCTTTAACATGTTTTGCTGCTAACGCTTGTTTTGCCGGATCTTGAATATCTCTTATAATTCCCAATAAAGTTGCTGGAGATTGACCCGACCATCTAGCAGCATCTTGTAATGTTTTTATTTTTTTGAAAGATGCACCACTCCTTGCATCAGTAACTCCCGCAAATTGTCCAGGTCTAGAAAATATTTCAGTGTAAGTGTTTCCGTATCTTCCACTTGCTTTTCTATTTACGACAACCTGCATTATATCAGCAGCAGACTGTCCTGCTCTACCTTCAGTCGTAAGTGCTGCTGCAATACGATACATTTCTGCAGATTTTGAATCTGGGAGACCTCCACCACTATAAGGTGGTGGTTCTGCATAAGCACCTTCATCAGTTTGCTGTGTACCCACTTCAGGAATCTTTTCTCCACTATACTTACCTTCTGTAAGTGGAGTTGTCAATAGTCCATATGCTTCTTCAATTTGACTTGTAAGATTTTCCATCCTAAAATTCAAATCACTCATTGCAGTTTTGACACGGTTTGAAGTATCAAAGAAATCAAATTGTAACAGATTTTGACCAAGTGCTCCCAAAACATTACCAACATTGACAAATAATTTAACAGTATTATTGAAGAATCCTGAAAGAATTTGACCTGCTTTTTGAATTCTCGCAACAAACTCTTTACCCATTGCAATCCAAGTTGGAAGATTATTCATCAACCAACCAGCAGATAAGTATCCAATAAATCCTAAAATTCGATTAAAAAATCCACCAACACCTGTTGCCTGAATAAGTTTTTGAGGACCACCAAGACGAATAGCAACTCTTGGTGCTTCAATTTCATCCTCAAGCATCATTCTTTTTTCATTTTCCTCTCGTCTTTTTTTAAAGAGATTTGTCTGTGCGAATGCTTCTCTTTTAACTTTAGTTCTTTTTAGAATAACCTGACCAATATTTTTTACAGAGCTTCGTGCTTCAGTGACTTTCTTTTGAGAATCACTTGCCGAAGTCGTAACTTTTTTTAAATTTAGGGGAGATGCTACTACCATATCACATCACCACATTATAATTCATTTGCGAATAAAGCACATAAAAATTATCAGTATTGGAAGATGGTATGAATGGCACATCAGTCAATGGTTCTTGTTGTGCTACCATTGTTTGTGTCCTATCTCTTCCACCACCTGCCATAATGATGTTTGGTTTTGCTTCAGGCAATGTGCCAACCGGAGTAGTTGGTTTTGGTGGTGCCTGCATATTTGCCGCTGGTTTTTCTTGAATCAATCCTTCAATGTTTAATGTGTCATAAGGAGATGCTGTTTCTTGTGCTAAAGGTTGTGCTGGTGCCTGTAACATATTTGCGGTATCCACACTGAATTTCATTTCAGATGCTGGTGGCATTGCGGGTGTTTGTGGTTGTGCAGTTGGTGTAGGTGGGGGTGTTTGTGTTTGTGGTTGCGATGATTTTACTTTTGCTTTTGTTGGTGTTGGTGTTGGTGTTTTTTGTTTATTAGCATCTATCATTCTTTTTCCTTCAAGACCTACTCTGCCAGCAGTGAATGCCCATCCAGGAGGTCCGGGAATCATTCCACCCACATTTAATAGTCCACCGAGAATATCACCTTTTGAAAAATCATACGCAGCAGCTGCTCCAGAAATCATTGTACCCAATCCAGGCACAAATTTTGCTCCCGTCTTTGCCCCACCACCTTTAAAAATATTTCCAAGACCTCTTACCCCACCCAAAAATTTGTTTAAAACTCCACCACTTCTGGATAAAACTTTTCCACCACTTGCAGTAATAGGAACTTTACTAATAGCTTTTGCTGGTGCTTTTAATGCTGCCTTCCCAAGTCCAAGCAACCCACCAATTGCTGACGCTGCCAATCTAAAAGGTGCTAAAGCAATTCTAGCAACAAGACCTGTCAATCTCAATGTTAATCCAGTAATCGTTCTCATTAAGAGACCGAATCCTATTTTAACGGCAGCAAAAGCACCTATTGCATATAAAACATTCTTAATAACATTATTTTTAATTTCTTCAAGTTTTTTACTATTTCCTTCAGTCAGTGCTTTTAAAGTTTCAATACCTTGATTCGTAAGCCATCCAAAGAATAATGTTGTCAGAGACCCCATAATACGGTCAAACAAACTTGTAATAGTTTGTTGAAGTTTGAGTATTGGTCTTGCAAGTGCCGCTTGAATTCCTCTTTCAAGAGCACTTTCTTTACCAAGACGAATTTTACGCTCTGCTAGTCTTCTTTCTTGTTCTTGTTCTTGCTTAACTTGATTTTGCTCTAAAGCACTTTCTGCCTGCAATAATTTGGCAGTGTTTTGCACTCCCTGATTTAAGTCGGTGACTTGCACACGAATCACATCAAGACTCTGCTGAATACCACCAACTGATTGCTGTGTTGTTTGAATTCTTAAGTCTTGTGCTCTATCAACTAAACTGACTTGAGGTCTAACTACAATTGCTGCACCGGTAGTGGCACCAGCACCACCGCCTCCTCCACCTACTCCAGCACCGCCACCGCCGCCAGAAACTACACGCCCACCAAAAACAGTTCTTGGGAGAGTTGTAATTCTACCTAAAGAAAATTTTTGAAGGGTAATTCTTTCCGTGCCAGTATAATACCCACCACCTGGTTTTTCACCTGTTTGTGCTCTTAAACCAGCTTCTGCCCTATCCATTCGCTTGATTCTTCAGGGTTTCCTCTTCAATATACTGTTGGAGAAGAGTAATATAAACTTCTCTTTCCCAAGGTATAAGATTTTCTAACTCTGTTAATGAATATTTATGATGCTGAATCAAAGCAAAATTTGTCTTGTAATATGATGCAAGGTCTTCGTGCATCATTCCTAGGCGAAAAAACTTGTCAGACCCTCCAGCACTACTTCACTTTCAACTTCAGTGTTTGGATTTTTCACCTTAATTATATGAGAAAGTTTAGGCATTGTTTCAAAAAACTTCTCAATGTCCTTAAATTGTTGAGAAGTTAGTTGCTCAAGAAATTCCTTAAGTTCTTTCTTTGTTACATCAGAAGAAGACCAAGACTCTTCTTCACTATAAATCTGCTCAATACAAGAAATAATCATATCAAATGTTTCATCAACAGAAATTTCAGATCCAGCAATAAAATTACTCTTGACAAATTCCTGCATCGATGGATATCTCATTCTCAAAGTTAGAGTATCATCAAGTTTGATATCTCTTGAATGATCTTCTCTAAACTCAACTTGAATGTCATCTAGATTGATACTTACGGGAACTTGTGTATTTCCATCATCGGGGCAAGTGATTAAAACATCAACAGTTTCACCAACCGATTTTCCACGAATGTTGAGAAACAGATATTCAATATCAAAAGTTGCAAGTTGCTCAATCTTAATTCCACGAGTGACGATACAATTGCCAATTACTGTTTTGACTGCTTCAGCAATTTGCTTTGGATCTTCACTTTCCATTGCAATGATTAAAACTTTTTCTTCTTTCACAAGAAAAGGTCTATACTTAACACTTTTTTTCAATGAAGGAATTTCCAACTCATAGGTTGGTGTAGAAATCTTGGGTAAAGGCATAATGACCTATAAAAACGTCAGTAAAATTATTTAGACCGTTCTTCTCTCACCTATTAAATTTGAATTTGCTTGGGCAGATAAAGGATTTGAAGATAAGGTATTGGATGCATCTTGAAGTGCTTGATTATTGCTGACTCCAAAAGTATATGTTTCTTTTGCTTTTCTAGAAATATCTTCAGCAGATTGTGGAGCAGATGGAATATTTTGAGGTTGAAGAGGGTTAAAATTATTTCCGTCTCTCGCAACAAATTGATTAAAGGTATTTGTTTTTCCTGCAATGTATCTATCATATTGGAAAGAAACAGAAACCTTTAAAGTGTCTGATGTCATATATGAAACAGGAATTGAACTCATATTTAAAGGAAATAATCCTCTAAAATCGTATTCAATTTCTCTACGATAATCCCTATCAAACTTAAGTATTCTAACTTGATTTGCTTTGTAATATTGTGGATACTGCATTCTCACAAAATAATTATTAATATTTTGATTAATAGGAGCATTTTCTCCAGCGAGACCTTGATTATTGTAAGACCCACTTGCAATAAACTCCATCCAACATTCCAAAAAGTTAAGCATCTGATAGTCACTATCTACATAAAAATCTAAAGTAATTTCAGAGTAGATTCTTGAGTGAGCAAACTTCTCCTGCACACCCATATAATTACCATCAACCGTAAAAGACCCCAAAGTAGTTGTTGGAAGGACGGCAGAGTAACAAAGAAGACCAGCACCTTCGGCAATAAATCTTGGATTAATACCTTTTCTAGAAAGGTAAAGCATTAACTGTGGAGGAAGCGTGCCAAACTGCACCTCATAATGAGAGGTTTGAGCAAGATTAGTTAGTAGTGGTTTAATGTCTGCGATTCTGCGGGGAAATGCCACTCTAAATACCTTATACGAGTCTTATATTATTAAGTATTTAGATGTCATATAAGGGTAAATTTAAACCATCTTTTCCGGAAAAATATAACGGAGACCCAACAAATATCATTTATCGATCTTTGTGGGAGCGAAAGTTTTGCGTCTATTGTGATACGAATGAAAAAATAATTGAATGGCAAAGTGAAGAAAAAGCAATTCCATATCGTTCTCCAATCGACGGAAAGATACATCGATACTTTCCTGACTTCCTTATTAAAGTCAAAGAATCTGACGGCAGTATTAAAAAATATATGATTGAGATTAAACCCTCAAAGCAAACAATGCCTCCTCCAAAACCAAAGAGACAGACAAAGCAATACATTGCAGAGGTTTATGAGTATGCCAAGAATCAATCAAAGTGGGAAGCAGCAAGAGAATGGTGTGCTGATCGTGGATATGAATTCAAGGTGATTACTGAACACGAATTGGGAATTAAGTAATGCCAAGAAAGACTTTACAACAAAGAAAAAAAAGTCGTATTGCTCCTCTTGTCAAGAATTTAATTGGCACAGAAAATGCTGATGATATTATGATTGAATTAATGAGTATTCTACCAGAAACTGTAGGACCACCAAAGGCAGGTAAGTTTTATATCTTCGTTTATAACGCAAAGACTCCCGGAGTGAGATATGATCAAAATCCTTTAGTTGCAGTGACAGAAGTTTTTAACTGGGGATTTAGAGGAATTAATTATCACTGGGGAGAAGTGCGTCAATATACTTGGGACGAAGTTGCAGGTGCTGTCTATGAGGTCTATAGAGAAGAAATAGATGATTTGAGACGCCTGCCTTTCAGCAACATCCTAACTAAATAGTTCAAAAAATAAATGTCCAAACCAAAGGTATTCAGATATCCACTGGGTCTCATAGATCAGAATACTGATTATGTGAAGATAGATGCCTATAAGTATGAACCTCCTGGAGTTGGTCAATTAGGTCCAACTAATTTTACAATACCAACTTCAGATAAAAATTACCAATCTTTAAGTGGAAAAAAAGTAAGAGGCACCCTTTTACTTCCTATGCCACAATCATTGCCCACAAATTCTCAATCTGCTGGATGGGGTCAAGGTCAATTAAGTGGTTTGACCGCTGCTGGTGTCGGTGCTGCCCAACAAGTAATTGGAAGTAAAGAACCAGTACCAACTTTTTTTAATCAAGTAGGGAGTTTAGTGAATAAAATAACAAGTTCAGCACAGACTGGATTAGGTCAAAAAACAATTCAAAACTTTTTTGCAACAAAAGCAATAGAGCAACTATTAGGTCAAAATCAAGATTTATTTGGAGAGGTTTTAGGTAGAGAGACTGGTGCAGTCATTAATGAAAATATTGAATTATTATTCAGAGGTGTAAATTTAAGAGAAGGTTTTTCTTTGGCATTCGATTTAGCACCAAGAGATGCTAGTGAAGCAAGAGTAATAAGAGAAATGGTATATTTCCTAAAAGCGGAAATGTCTCCTAAAAAAGGAACTGCTTCAGAATCAGCAGGAGGTTTATTTTTAACCGCACCAAGCGTTTTTAAAGTTCAATATATGAGTGGTGGAAAACCTCACCCATATCTAAATAGATTTAAAATCTGCGCCCTTCAAAATTTAGGTTTAAACTTTACTGGTTCCGGCACATATGCTACTTATTCTGATGGCACACCAGTAAATATGAATCTTACACTTAACTTCCAAGAGCTGACTCCAATTTACTTCGAAGATTATGGAAGTGCAGAAGGACAAACAGGAGTTGGATACTAATGACATACTTCAGAGAACTTCCAAATTTAGAATATCAATCCTTTTTGCCAGGAACTAAATCTTCTGACCAATATGTCACGGTAAAAAATCTATTCCGTAGAGTTAAACTTCGTGACGACTTACAAAATGTCTTTACCATCTTCGACAAATATCAGATTCCGGATGGTTCTAGACCAGAATTAGTGGCACAAGAGATTTATGGAAGCGTTCAATATGATTGGGTTGTGATTGTGTCTGCGGGAATTACAAGATTAAGAGATGAATGGCCACTCTCTGATAAACAAGTCTATGATTATGCAGAGTCAATTTATGGAAGTGACTTAAATGGAATTCATCATTATGAAACTAAAGAAGTTAGAGATTCAGAAGACCGATTAATTCTTCCTGCAGGTCAAATTGTTGATAGAGATTTTTCATTTGTTTATACAGATATTGATAAAAATTATAGCAATACTTTAAGTAAAATAAGTTATACCGAAATTTCTATAGAAAACACTCCTATTAATACATCCATAATTAAAGTTAATCTATCAAAAAATAATGTTAAGATTGGAGATGAATTATTAATTAATGGAATTTATATTCCCGTAATATCATCCACTAATGATATTATTAATAATACTAAAGTAATAACTTTATCCTCACCAATTCCAATTAATATTTCTGGAGGATCTACTTTAACTTTTAAATTTAACAATACTATTCTTATAGAAACAAATCCTGTGACTGGAATTTCAAACTACGAATATGAAGTTAGAAAAAATAACGATAAGAGAAGTATCTATGTATTAAAACCAAGATATCTGCAGCAAGTTATTAATGATACAAGAAAAGCGATGATTTATGATAGATCATCGCAGTATGTAAATGATAAATTAATTAAAACTGAAAATACAAAGGTTTCAATTCCATTTTAAAGGAGGAGATTTCTCTCCTCCCAAATTAGAAATTACTCTGCCAATTTTGCAAAATATGCAAGAGTATCAGAGTCTTCATCTTCATCATCCTCAACTACAGCAGCACGACGAGTGGGTTGGAGATTATTCAGTTCGCTACGAAGACTATCGTCAAGGTCCCTTGCAGGTCCGCGAGAATACTCTTCTTCATTATCAACTTCTTCATCAAGACGCACAGAAGACTTCGCGCCAAGCACCGAATCAAGGCGCTTCTTCAGTTCATCATAAGTCTTGAATTGGTCAGGAGCAATAAATTCAGTAAGAGAATACTGCTTCTTCCAGATTGCTTCCATTGCATCGTCGTCATCAAGAAGAGCACCAACCGAAGCAAACTCACTGGAATCATAGTTACGATAACCAGCAACACTCTTTGCCTTCAGTTTGAAGTTAGCACCCTGCCAGAAGTCAAAGGCATTAATTGGAGTTTCGTCCTCATATTCAGGTTGCATTGCTTCCATAATCTTATCAAAGATTTTCTTACCATATTTGAAGAGGAAGACTTTACCTTCGTTTTCAGGATTGGCAGGATCTTTGACAACATAAACATTGCTGACATAAGTCAGTTTGCGCTTCTGTTTACGGGCAACTTCTTTGCCAGCATCAGTGCCATTATTCCAAAGTCCGGAGTTGTGCTCACACACAGGGCACTTTTGATTGACGGTAGTCAGGCACGTATCAATCAACCAACCACCAGGACCTTGAAATGCATGATTATAAACTTTAACAAACGGAATATCTTCCCCATCAGGAGCAGGAAGAAAACGAATTACAGCATAACCATTATTTGCTTTGTCTACTGTCAACTTCCAAAAGCGGTCATCACTAGAACTTTCGGAGTTATTCATTTTTTCTACTTCTTTCACCAGTTTTTCGGTGAGAGAACCAAGTTTAGACTGTTTCTTAAGATTTGCGAATGACATAAGATTTTTAGGATACGATGGATAAATTGGATTCCTTGGATATTATAACAGGGATTCTCTCAAGCGTCAATGAATTCCTTGAGAGATTGAATCGTTCTGGTCATACTTTTAAACAAAACATTCATATCAGTCTCTGGTGGGAAACCCATCAGAGCAACTGATTTACGAAGATTCTCTTTCATCACAACCGCTTCTGGGTCATTAGAAAGAGATAGTCTTGTATACATTACTCGTTGTTTTTCAAGTAACATTTCAAGTTTTTCAATATGCCCCAGTTTATCTTCACGGGACATAACACCAAAAGTTAAAATGCTTCCGTATATACTCTCTTGTAACTGATTAATTTCTTTCAGTTCTTCCTGAATAATATCAGAGTCAAAAAAATTACTCATCGATGATTTCCCGCAAAATACGCTTGAACTGGAATATGTCAATATTTAGAAAAGGAGCATACTTTGAAATCTTCAAACTGACGGTTTCCCACACTGGATCTAAAAGTTTCTTATCAAACTTTTTACTAAACCCAAATATTTTATCATAGATTACCAAAGTTTCCAAGCAAATTTTACCGCTTAAAAAACTTTTGAGAACTGGTGGATGTCCTTTGGAGCAATTCAAGGCATCCTCTAATTTTGTCTGCGAGAACAATTCGTTGCTTTGTTCCTTGAACAAGTAACTCAAACTCTGCTGTCGTCGCATCCACTCTGTGTAAGTTCTTTCCCCAGAATTTATAATTGTGCCAATCCATAAGTTTCCCGGAGAATCTGATGCTACAAAGTTTGATACTAAAAAATCTACGACTTCTTTATCAGTATATTTGCGACTTGTTTTTTCGAACCAGTATTTATCGCGCCTTTTGTTAAAGGAAGCAATACTGGCACGGGTCTTCGCACCATACTTGAAGAAATCGTATTTTGAATTTGTGAAATGATTTTTAAGTGACAGATAATGTTGATAGGTTTCAAAAGGTGTCACAATCATAAAGGCAATTTTGCTCTCGATGTGCGTTTCATAAAGTTTAAACTAATCGCATCATATTTCAACTTCTCTTTCAAAGGTTTTGAAATAAGTTTTGTAACTGACTCAACTTCAAGACTATTGATTTCACAATAATGACAAATTGCATCAATATAGTTGAAGTTTTCTTCAATTACAATTTTCTCTATTTCTAGAGCAAACTTTGAAGGAGTCAGAAACTTATTTTCTATGACTTGTTCTAATTCTTTATTCGGTTCCATAGAGTTCGAGTTTGTCTCTAACAAATGTTCTAATATATTGGGTAAGTAGTTTGAGGTACTTTGATTTGTCATATTCTTCATAAACGACACATTCTCCATTTTCACACGCCATGATGATTACAAGTTTTTTAATAGCAATACCCTTAATTTCATAAAGCATTGCTCCATATGCCATACATTGAACAAAATAGTGTTCAATCCACTCTCGTGGTTTTGGTTTTTTAGAAGTCTTAAAGTCAATTATTGCTAATTCACCATTGTACTCTGCAATACAATCGACTGTACCGGCGATTCCCAATTGCTTACTATATAGGGACCCTTCAAGGGCGTAAATATTATTTATCTTATTAAGTTCCGTCTTCGCAATCTTAAAAAGAAAATCCGGAAGCGGCGGAACAGGCGGGAGATTCTTATTATAAAGATAATTCTCCACAAGAGAATGCATATCTGTACCGCGAGAAGTAGCCGCTTTAGTAATCTTCTGCGCCTCTTCTTCACCAACCTTTTTACGCCACTTGACAAATATTTCACGATTGAAATGACTTGTAACGGATGTGATTGAAACTAATTTGAGAAGTTCTTCATCAGGTACTTTATAATACCTGATTCCATCAATTGTTTCACGCTCCAACTTTGGGAGATTAATATCAATATGATTAAACATCAAAAACCAGCATCCAATTTAGCAATAATGTATTCTTTAACAAGTCCAGAACGAACAATGTCTTCTACACCAAACTCTATTATATCAAAAGATGGCATTTTACGCAATACCGACATAAAATCTACAATACCATTACGCTCGTTTGTTTTCTGTAAGTCTGATTGAGAAGCATCACCGCAGAAACAAATCTTGGTATTTTCACCCACACGAGTAATGATAGAATCCAATTCGTGAAATGAAAGGTTTTGGAATTCATCCACAATGATGATTGCATTATCGAGAGTTGTGCCTCTTAAGAATGAGGTGCTCCAAAACTTAACTGTTTCTTGTGACTTTAGATTCCCATAAAGCATTTCAAAGTCAGCATCAGAAGGCATTTGGAACATATACTTCACCATATTCTTATAAGGAATCTGGTAAATATCTGCCTTATCATCGTGACTGCCAGGCAAGAATCCAATCTCTCTTGTAGCAACTAAAGATCTGACAAGATAAATTTTCTCATAAGGAGTTTTTTCATCAAGAACATCTACAAGAGCATTGTAGAGTGTAATGAATGTCTTACCCGTTCCAGCACAACCATAAGCGATGATATGCTTACCGTCCGCATAAGAATCAAACAGACGCTTTTGATTATCTGTAAGAGGTTCAATATCAACCAAATATTCAGAACTTAATGGTTTTTTTCTCTTTGCCTGTTTAGCAGTCAGACCAACTCCGGTTGGTTGGTCGGTGTTTCCTCTTTTTCTTCTTGCCATTTTAGAGTTTCTTTACGGTTGAACCTGGTGCTTTGCTTGCTTTTTCTAGGACAGTGTTCCATGAAGGATGTTTGGAAGTTAATTTATTCCTCCATTCACCAACTTCACCTGGTGTGGCACATCCTTGTGACCAATCCCTTTGCCATTCTGGATTGTCCACATACCACTGTGTGATATCATGGACACTCATTTCAATCACTTTCGTCTCACCAGTCTCTTTGTTAATAATGGGATATATTGCCATGAAGTTACAAAACCAAGATAATTTATTTAGTAGATAGTTTTGACTCTGACTAAAGGTTCAAAACTGGATGACGATCTCATATTTAAGACAAAAAATGGTTGAGTCAAACGAGGTTCATCTAATGAAGAATAAAAACTTGGAACTCCATGAGGAACTTTACCTTCAAATAATACAAGACGATTATAACGATTTTTTACACGTATTGTTTCAATAAACTGACTATTATTTGCAGTAATTGATTTCTCATATTTTTCCTCATCTACGCCAATTCCAGAATATAGATGATATTTTTCTTCTTGATGAGTCTCTTTCGAATCATTATTTAATTTTTCATAAACGCTTGTTCCACTGTACAAGTGCCCATCTGGATTTAAATAAATGACTCCAGAAAAAACATCAGTATCAGAATGTATCCATCCTTCATTTAACTTACTTTTTGGATTTTCAGAATACTTTGAAATTGATTGAAAGCAAGTAGCCACATTCCATTCAAGTTGAGTGTGATTAAAATCATAAAACACTGAAAACAACTTTTCACAAAAATTGTTAAAAAATTTTGGATGATTGTGTAAATTTTCTGTTCTTTTTCCTGGAGTTTTTCCTTCAAAATCTTGTTGATATTTTAAAGATAGTGCCCAATTTCGGACAAGATCTGGATTTTCATAAAAATTGTCAATAATAGTAATAGGAAATCTTTTCATCTATCTACTATATTCAAGGACTCAACCGTGCCTTGTGAAGACGCTTCTCTTCATAATACTTCCAAACATTAGGTGCCCATTTCTGAAGAAGAGGAACAAATTGTTCACAAAGTGCCTGAATTTCTAATTGAGCATCCATCTTTGCTCGCAGATCCATAATGTGAAGAACAGAACGAAGGTTAAAAGAAACCACAAAGTTCTGACGAATTGCTTGTGCAAGATAGTCCCTAATGTGCTCTTCACACATTCCTTTTTCATATTTTGTTGCATAACGTTTACAACTTTCGTAAATGAAGTCTAGTTCATCATTATAATCAGCAAGAGTCCAATCATATTTTTTACCGTAACGATTTGTATAAAAACCAGGAGGACGAACATAGAAAACATCTTCTGGTTTCAGTTCTCCACTTGCAACTTTAATGACTCTCTTACCAGTATATCGTTGAGATTGAACATCAAACGTAACACCCACTCTATGAGTCCTTGCTTGCATTGCAACGTTATGGACATACCCAGACACCGAAAAAGTAATTGCAGGGTGCTCTAGCGGTCCCCAGTGCCCTTTCTCATTACTCAAGAGACGCTCTACAACCCATTCACCACATTGAGAGTTAGAAGGGATATCCTGATTGTGAATTGGTGTTTCCGAATAGTCACACTTTCCTGCTTGATAAATGACTTGCTCTGGAAGTGGATAGCACTGAAGCATTACCACTTCAAGATTTTTATCCAATTCTAGAAGGTCTTTTGCTTTAATTGGTTTCATTTCTTTCCAAATCCTTTTGATGTTTGTGTCTCAAGTTCTGCAAGTTCTTGTTTTACTACTCGCAATTGTGCTTTCATTTCTACTATTTGGTCTGCCGAAAACAGATGGTCCTGTTTCAACATTCTTTCCAGCAGTTTAACCAGTTTTTTTGCTCTAGTCGTCATATTCCTCGAAAATTTCATCGTAATCACCAATCACTCTTTTTGGGGGTTTAGATACAGAAACATCAGAATAAATCTCTGCTTTCAAAGAATCCACCAAGAGTTCTAAATTTCGGACAATCAATTTTAATCTGTCTTTATCCATAGAGATACTACTATCTTCAGTCATTCTACATAAAAAAAGAGAGGGAGTCAAGTCCCTCTCCGATTTATTAAGCAAGTCTTGATGCCATAAACAATTGTGCTTCACGAAGACGCTGTTCTTTCAGCATTTTTTGTTTAATCAAAATCAGTGCCATTGGTTTGCTCCTTTACTTTTTGGGTATTGGTGCGTTGCTTCCCTGAATGGTACTTCCACTGGAGTTCCAGCCAACGATTAGAAGTATTATATCATACTCCTAGTAAATTTATAAGACTTATTTTGTATAATGTGATACAATTTTATAAAATCTTCGCGTGAGAAAATTTTGGGGGAATTTTTTTACCCTATCTGGGAAATCACTTTCGCTTTTTCTTTTCGGGTGCCTTATACCCCCAGAGTTTTGGACTAACTTTTCCGCAACCCCAGTCAATATTCCGGACGACTGGTCCAAGATTATCATAATACATATCGAAAAGATTTATTCTCTTACCGCATCGTGTCAAATCGTAAAAGACCTTGCCATCAATTTCATAAGTCACAATATAAGCATCAGTAGGAACAGAAGGGTCCTGTGCTTCTTCAAGTGTGCAGTTTTGTTTCAGAACCTCACACCCATACCTTGATTTAAATAATTCCTTTTCTTCAGGAGTCCAGATATGATTTAAATCTTCGCTGGATGCTTTTTCTTTTTCTGATGGCATCTTCGGTCTTTCTATAAGTTTCTTTTCCATAATGACCAATCCACTTTATAAAATTAACCTCTACCACCCCATTGAATATCAGGATATGCTTCTGCAACAATTTCCTTTGTAATTTTATATTTCGTATTCAGTTTCTTATCTTTTGTAAGAACAATAATTTCTGCTTCAAGAGGATGAAGTCCTTGAAGAAGATTGATAAACATAGTTTCACGACGGAGAGAACTCAATCCATCATTGCCACCTTTTACGAAATTATAAAACTTTGAATATTCTTTGCGAATGGATGAGCGTCCTTGGTCTTGAGATCCAAGAGAATTGGATCCAATTTCTTCCATTTTTTCTACAGCATCCTGAATCTTCTCACTTAATGTCCCTTTAAATGAATCCATTTCATCAACGGCAGCATAAGGAACATCACCAGGAGGAAGTGACGATGTTACACTTTCATCAAAATTCCAAATGAAGATTGATTTTAAGGAAGGATGCTCGTATTTCTTTAAAACTTCTATTTTTTTAGCGTTAGTTCTTTGCTTCACCACAAGATTCAGGATCTCAAATAGAAAAGGATTTGCAGGGAGGTCCTGAATCGGTGCTTCTACTGGTTTTGCTTTTGGAGCAGTCTTTTTAACTGCGGTTTTTGCTTTTGTTGTCGTTGTCATACAAGTAACAGAATGTTGAATACTATTAGGGTTATTTATGAATTAATCTTCATCCTCTTCCATTTCAAAATCATCTTCGAAGTATCCTGATTCAAATCTTACTGATACAATTTCTTGATCGATTAACTCACCATCCTTATCATAAAACTCTGGATGGTAAGCAATTTGCTTTGGACCTTCTTGATAAGTCATCATATAGTCTCTAGCAACCCAACCAAGCACGACTCCCACTATGAGAAATAATACAGTTAAAAATGATGCGACGACTAGACTAACTGCTAACATTGGTTTTCTCCGGGAAATTACTTTTTCTTTTTTGACTTTAAAGAAAATTCAAAATAGATAGTGACTTCCCGTTTTAGAAAGCAAACTATCTTCTCAAAGATAATGTGAAATGGTTGAGTTTGCTTTCTTTTACCTCCATTATTGAGTATCAATTCAACACCACGATTGAAATGATCTTCAGTTTTATTTAGGTCAGGATTTGATAATCTGTTGCTCTTTGAGGTATTGAATTGTTTCAACTGATCCTCCTAATTTTTGATCATCACAAACAACTTGTGGAAATGTCGATCCTTCACCAAATTCAGCATAAAACTCTTCTTTAGTGAAATGCTCATTGAGATTATAAGTCACAAAGTTGCTATTTGTCAACTCTAATACTTTTTTAACTTTGAAGCAGAAGGGGCAATCTTCTTTAGAATAAACTGTAAAATTCATTGTTCATCAAGATTTATTAATAATTTATATAAGAAAAAAAGAGGAGATTTCTCTCCTCTTATTATACCACCAACATCACCTCTTCACACCACCGAAGAGGGTCTTCAATCCCAAAGATACAAGGATGTTGAAGACCTTGATATTATAGCAGGTTTTATGAGAAATGTCAACAGATTTATACAGTGATCCAACGATCATTCGTAAGAGTCCAATTGACAACTTCAACAATCCTTTCTTTTACAGACTTTGAAGGAACCCATCCCATTTCTTTCATCTTACTTCCAGCTAGAGCATAACGCAAATCGTGACCTGGACGTGAAGAATGAAAATCTACAAGTTCATACTTAAGATCCTTTCCTTGAGCATCTGCAATAATTTGAGCAAGTTCAAGATTATTCAATTCTTCAGAACCAACAATGTTAAATTTAGGGCACTTGGCACCACCATAAGTAGGTTCAAATTTACCTGAATAATTTAAAAGAAATAGAACAGCAGATGCAACATCTTCTGCGTGAACATAGTGTCTTGATCCTGGAATAGTTTTTGTCGAATCACTATGAATTGTTACAGTTTCTCCATTATTAATTTTACGAATACACATGGGAATGTATTTTTCTGGATGTTGCCTTTGCCCAAATACATTCATCGTATGAGTAATATAGATTGGAAGTCCATAAGTATTCTCATAAGCAACAGCAAGTTCTTCTCCACCCGCTTTAGTTGCACTATAAGGATTTGTGGAATTATAACGATCATTCTCCTGATACTTAATTCCATTTGGAGCAGGACCAAAAACTTCATCAGTGCTGAAATAAACAAAACGTTCCAGATTATTTTGTGTTTTAGCAAACTCAAGAATATTACAAGTTCCCACAACATTATCCAACACAAATTCCATTGGATATTCGATACTACGATCAACGTGAGAACCCGCAGCAAGATGAAGAATATATTCAACTTGCCCAATTTCAGTCCTAATCAAAGGATTAAGGTCTGCTTTGAGATCGTGGTGTACTATTTTTACACGCTTACGAACTTCAGGATCAAAGGAGAGCATAAGATCATGAAGACGATTTAAGTTTCCACTATAATCCAATCTATCAAGAGTGATAATTTCCCAATCAGTATTCTTAAGAATCTGACCAATCAAATGATGGGCAATAAATCCTGCACCACCAGTAATAAGAGCACGTTTCATAATTAATACAGTTTAATTTCTTTATAATGGGAATTTGTTTCTTCGTTAATCATTCGTTTTATTTCTGATCTTCTATCATTGGTTTTATAGACAGATCTAGCAAGTTCAATAAATTCATTATCAAACTCTTGAAGTTTTTCCTTTTCTCTAATTTTGTCTTCCACTCCCCATAATACACTATTCACTTCAAAAAGTAAATGCAAATGTGTTTCATCATAAACTTCAAGATCTTGCGCAATTTGAATTAGATCTTGAAGTTCTTTTTGAACATATTCATTATCAGTGTATTGAGATTTAATTTGAAGAATAGAAATCTTATCTAAAAGTTCTCCAACTGATACTGGAATTGTAATTTTCATAATGGATTATTCAAATCAAAATTATTCTTAATGAACTCAATCAATTCCTTATTCTTTGAAGCAACTCCAAGACCAAAGGTATGAGTAAAGGTTACTTTTGGAAGATCAAGTTCTTCAAAGAACTTCTTTACACCATAATGATTTCCATTCAATTCTTCAACACAAGTGTCGTGAAAAAGGATTACGCCATTTTCCTTCAAAAAAGGACTCCATGTTTCATAATCATTTTTTACAGATTCATAAGCATGATCACCGTCAATATGAAGAATGTCAATTTGTTTATCCCAAGTTTTTGCAACATCATCAAATAAACCTTTAATGAAAGTTACGTTATTTGTCATAAACAATTTCTCTTGCTTATTCAAAACACGCTCGTAAGAATCGTGGTGTGCCGGACCAGTAAATGAATCTCCTGTAAAGGTATCAATACCATAAACATGTCCAATCCGTGGCATACCAAAACAGAATGTGGAGAATCCCAAGTCAACTCCAAGATCAACAGTTACTTTTGGTTGAATTTGAGATACCAACCATTCAGCAAATTTGCGGTGTCCTTTCCAGCATGATGGGATATCGTCAAGATTAGTTAAAAACAATCTATCGATTGCATCAATTCTTTCTGTTGATGAAAGCATATCTGGATTAAAACCAGTTGCAAAAATTGTAAGATTGGGATTATTTAATTTCTTGGAAAGTTCAAACAAATATCCAAATGCTTGAGATAAATGACTGCCTCCCATATTCATACCTTCACTGACTGCGTGGAAAGCATAATTCATTCCTCTTTGCATATCACCCATACTCAATAGAATTTGGCTAAGACGAATAAAAGCAATAATTCTAAAACTATCAAAATATGGTTTAGATACATTCAAAAACTCTTGCCCATACTCAAGTGCCTTTTCTCTATTTTGGACATTGAAATAATGACTGAAAATAAACCAAATCCAATACCAGTTAGTTGGATCTTTTTTATGTTCCCTTTCACAGATACTGAAATAGAATAATTCCTTATCTACAGTCTTATGAATTTTTTTCGTAATCTTAATCGTCGTATCTACACCAATTTCATTTAGATATTCCTCTGTTGGAATAAAGTTTGGAACTTCGTGGACTGCATTGACCCAAGTATAATTCTTGGTTCTATGAAAACGAGTATGAACTTCATTAGACTGTACAGGTTCACCAGTTCCATTATCATCAAATCTTAAATGCCTGAATGTAGTAAATTCATCTGCAATGACTGCAAATCCTTCTGGATGAAACTCATCAACATCCTCATTAAAATCAAGTGCAAATGCCCAATCAGTTTCTACATAAGACAGTGCCTGATTTCTTGCAACTGAAAAATCAAACTCTTCTCTGGTTTGTGGGTGCTCATAAACTTTAATACCAGCATCTTTGAGTAGTTGAACCGTATCATCTGTGCTTCCCGTATCAACTACTACTACATCATCAAACTTCTCTGCATTCTTGAGAAACTTTTCAATATTCTTTTCTTCGTTTTTTGCGATTGCATATAGTGTTACTTTCATAAGTATGTGCTCCAATCAATACAAGGTGATAAAAATTGTGAATGGCAATGTGTAGAATAACCGGGAATACTTGAGATTAAATTCCTTCCTCTCTTATGTAGTTCTAAAAATTTACCGTGATCCGCAGAAGGTTCATAACCAGTTGAGAAGTGCCTATGAATTTCTTGATCCTCTTTAAGAGTCTTAAACTTCACTGCAAAAGTATTTGTGGTTGAAGGTGTGGGCATCCAGTGGGAGTATTTGGTTGCTAGAACTTTAGTCATAAAGTCATTATACATCTCCTGATACTTGTCTCCGTGGTCGTATAAGGTCACATACTGCACCGGAAGAGTAAATGCATCCATAAGAACCTTATCCCATTCTGGACGATGCACATAATCATCCTCAAGAAAATAAATGATTGTATCGTCATCAAAGTCTTGTGAAAGAATATGATTTAGGGTCTTACAAAAACTAGAACTTTCTTTTCCACAGTTGATTGTAACTACTTCTTCATCTTTGAGGAAAGTATCTTCCTGTTTTCCATAACATTCATCAAAGATGATTGTGTAATTAGTCGTTTCTGGATTGAGTGTATTCTTGAAATTATGGAATACTTTTTCTTTATCCCACCAATCTGGACGATTTGCTCCTGAAAGATTGACTTTGGATGTATAACAATGTCTTAAAAATACTTCAATCATATGTTAAATTTATCATAAAGTTTAGTGTTTTCTTCACCAATCACTTCTTCTGGTGGTGGTGAAGTTCTTTGAAGTTTTGGGCGAATTTGATGAAGATTATCAATACCCCATTCGTGATCTTTTTCTTCGGCACAAGTATTAAAGATGCTAGAAAAATCGTGTGTATGTGGTTCTATTTCCAGAAACTCATAGATTTTATTCAGTTCTCTTTCTGGTTTTTGTGTAAGATCATTATAATCCACTAGATGAATATTTGAACGATTATGAGTTAATCCATACACCAAACTTTCATAAGGATCGCAGACATAATTTTTCCAAAGACATTCAATACGATTGTCTGTTGTGATTAGTTTTCCTTCTCTTCTTAAATGAGCATCTACAAAATTATCTGCTTCCTTATTTCTTTGAATGAGTAAAATATAAGAAGCAAGAACTTCGCTGATTCTACGATTGGTTGCAATAATTTTTGGAGTTTGATGTAGAAATTTTTCAATAGAAGAAACATTCTTACACCAACCACGATGTTTGTCAAGAACACAAGGTTTTTCTATATGATTATAGAAGTTTTCTAAAATAGAATTGTAAGTATTATATTGTATCTGTTGCTTATCATAAGTATATTGAAGATCTAATTTTGCAAAACCTTGTTCAATCCAACAAAGTAAATCTGCAAGTGGTGATGTTGGAGTTGCTTGTAGTTTTGGATGTTGTGAAAGAATTGATCCAAGTAAAGTAGAACCTGATCTTGGAAGACCAGAAAGAAAGAATAATGTTTTCATAATAAAGAATGATGTTTTATTGGTAACTATCTATGTATGTGGTTGCTGCTGTATGATATCCACAAGTAACTTGTTTCCAGTTAGTTCCCCCTGCGAATGTTGTGACTGGAGTAAGTCTTTGGGTTGTTGTATTGTCTCCTAGTCGTCCATAACTATTAAGTCCCCAAGTCCATAAGGTTCCATCAGTCTTAATTGCTGTAGTATGAAATACACCACCATCAACTTGTTTCCAGTCAGTTCCTCCTACGAATGTGGTGACCGGAGTAAGTCTTTGGGTTGTTGTATTGTCTCCCAGTCGTCCATTACCATTAAATCCCCAAGTCCATAAGGTTCCATCAGTTTTGATTGCTGATATATATTCTTTTCCACCATCAACTTGTTTCCAGTTAGTTCCCCCTGCGAATGTTGTGACTGGAGTGGATCTATTAGTTACTGTATTGTTTCCTAGTTGTCCATTACCATTATTTCCCCAAGTCCATAAGGTTCCATCAGTCTTGATTGCTGATATAAAGAAATATCCACAAGAAACTTGTTTCCAGTTTGCTCCTCCTGCGAATGTGGTGACTGGAGTGGATCTATTGACTGTTGTATTGTCTCCTAGTTGTCCCTCAGTGCCACGTCCCCAAATCCATAAGGTTCCATCAGTTTTGATTGCTGCAGTATTAAAATATCCACAAGAAACTTGTTTCCAGTTGGTTCCTCCTGCAAATGTAGTGACTGGAGTAAGTCTAGTGCTTGTTGTATTGTCTCCTAGTCGTCCATTACCATTAAATCCCCAAGTCCATAAGGTTCCATCAGTCTTGATTGCTGCAGTATGAGCACTTGTACCAGCAATCTGTTTCCAGTTGGTTCCTCCTGCAAATGTTGTGATTGGAGTAAGTCTTTGGGTTGTTGTATTGTCTCCTAGTTGTCCATTACCATTAAATCCCCAAGTCCATAAAGTTCCATCAGTCTTGATTGCTGTAGTATGAAAATATCCACAAGAAACTTGTTTCCAGTTGGTTCCTCCTACGAATGTGGTGACCGGAGTAAGTCTTTGGGTTGTTGTATTGTCTCCCAGTCGTCCATTACCATTAAATCCCCAAGTAAATAAAGTTCCTTCCCTAAAAGCATCAGCAGGTACAAAGACATCATCAAAAGCATATACTACTCCGTTTTCTCTATAGTTATAGAAAGTAGGCATCTTAAAGTACTTCCCAGATATTATTTTTTAGATACAAAACTGGAGTGTTCATTATTTTTCCCCACTCCTTAAAATATTCTAATATATCTGTATTTATTTCATTTTCAATTGAAGTTAATTTTAAGTATTGACCATTTCCATTTCTTTCAACAGAAGCAAGAACACCACACTTATCAGGTCTCATTTCTTCTGGAAGTAACTCTTGCGACCACGCACAAAAATATCCTTCACATACTTTCGGTCGCGCCTTATGAACATCACATCCAGTTTCACATAAAAACTTACAAGACTTTCCACCACCAAACTCATAACCATATGCACTTCCTTTCAACCAAGTGCAACAGGCAGTGCATTCTTTGCAAGGTCTCATAAGTATTCTACCTCTCTAAAGTAATGAGTATAAGGTTCATAATCACTCATACCTTTTTTTAATGGAATGGGATGATTATCAGCAATATAATCATCTTGACCATATTCCATAAAAGACTTTGCCTTTGCATTCTTATTAGTTCCTATCCAAAACTCCCTATCAAAACGATAATCAGTATTCAAATAATTATGATCTAATGTTTGAATATAAGAGGCATTTGCCCACCAGAAGTTTCCACAATAACAACTCATACCGTCATTAGAAGTGGTAGTCCCATCACTCCATATTGTTGGTCCAAGTGGTTTGAATGTCTGTCCTACACAATCATAATCATTCAAATATTCTACACACTCTTTCCATTTATCAATGACAAAATATTCCATCATCAGTCTCCAAGAATTAGCAACAAGAGTTTCTTTGCTTGCCCCCTTCATATGAAAATATAGAATCTTATAATCTGGATTTTCATATACAAAGTTCTTGAGTGCAATTAGAGTTTCTGTTTCTTCTTTCCAATTAGTATTATACACCACCTTTGCCTTTTCTGGAACATTAAACATTTCCTGATCTCCATTCACGCCAATATGAATATAATCAGCAGCATCAATCAATCCAGAACAATACAATCTATGAATTTGAGATTGATAAACAAAAGCACCCATACCAGATTGAAAGGTATGATAAAAGATTGCAATTTTCATAGCGAATATTTATCTCCATCCATACCTTTAATCAAATCTAGTCCAAGTATTGGAACATTTACAATATTGTCCCGATTAATAAAGTGATAGAAAGAATGCTCAATATCAATTCCGGCAGTCAATTGAATTGCTCTTTCCATATATTGAAAACTTCTTTGAAGCACACTGAAAATATCATTAAACAAAAATCTATCAAATGACCACAAACCAGTCACAATACTACCTTTACACCCATAAAGAGTGGAATAAATGTTTTCAATGTCTTCAAATCTTTCTTCATAATCATAATACTTCATCACATACTTATTTGTTAAAAACCTACTCTTATAATCATCAATATCAAAATATTCATTGAGTTTATATCTACCACTCAATTTGAATACTCGTGTAGCATCATTAAAGACATTGTGCTCTCTCATATAATATAAAGAAAGTTCCAAACATCTACACTCAAGCATAGACTTCACAAAGGTAAATTTATCTGGATCTCTATGAAGATTTTCATAGAGAGATTTCATATATGGATCATTTCCAAACTCAAGAAATAAATCACTTTCTTCAATAAATTTATCCTTGTATTCTTGTTTAATGGAAGTTTCAGATCCCTCATAGATTAGAATATAAGCATCAGGAACTTTATCTTTGATGGATTGGATAGTATCCAGTGTCTGTTGAAATCTTTCTTCTGCCTTGAAAGCACTTAAATCATCTTCTTTAAAATGATTAATCGCAGACCCAACTAAAAACAAAAACTTATAGTTCATAAAAACACGATGAATAATGTGGAATGATTTTTTGATCTTCTAATACATTATTTACACGAGTTGTCCAAAGGTCTGGAATTGAATCTTTAAACTTACTGATTCTAAAATAATGCCAAGTTGCTGGATATAAAGTTCCTGTTCCATACTGACCATAACCAGAAAGTTTGTATTCTTCTGGACCATCATAACCAATTGGATACATCAACTGATAATTCATTCCAATTTGATCTGCCCTTAAAGTTAAAAGTTGTGCTGTATCTATTTGCACCCCATTCTGCATAAACCAAGAAAAATCTGGATTACCTAATGTATTCCAAGCATCTTTAGATACAATCAAAAAAGAAGCAGCAGCATAGATATGATTTCTCATAGAAGTATGAGAAATATTTTGAGCATTGCCTACAAATGATTTATTTTCTACTGCCCAAGAATATGATTTCTCTAAAAGTTCTTTGTTATGAGGAAGGCAATCAATATCCAGAAAACAAGCAACTTCTTCCTGCTCCACCACAGAAGTCATAAACTTTCCGTGAGCAGTATAGACTTCATCATAATTTTCAATCGCATCGTGAATATGATATTGAACTTCAATACCGATATGATTGCAGACTTTCTTATGGTCTTCTAGTAGTTTAAGTGGAAGATTTTTTGTATAAAATGTATGAAATCTCATAGGTAATCTGTATTGAAACTAATGACTATTCTTTGCTCTGTTTCTTCTTCTGTATAATGAACCAAATCACTTGAGAAGATGACTAACATTCCGGGATAAGGGTTGATTGATGTATCCGGAAATATCAAAGGAGTTTTTCCAGAGATATAAAATGCTCCACTTATAATACTTTCTTCGTGTTTATGTGCTTTGAGTTTATTTCCTGGTTGTGAAATATTAAACCAACTATTAATAAACTTTAGAGGTGAAATATTATACTTATTGCAATACAATCTAACGTATTGTTTGATTGTATTTTTCAATCCAATCATTTCTGGATACATTAGAACAGGTATTCCGTGATTATAAGTGGAAACACCTTTACTCACAAGTCCGTGAGAATTGGTTTCTATTTGTAAAAGTTTATTCTCAATCGCATTAAGATTGAGAAAAGATAAATCATACTGCTCTATCATTCATAAACTCTCCAAATTGTTTAATGGGAGCATCCCAAGTTCTTGGTTTCTTTTGACGGAAGAGATGTACATTATCTCCATACCACATAGATTTTCCTGTTGAACTTGTCCAAACATAATATTCCATAATCGGAACAAAGACACAGACTTCTTTTCCCATTGATGCTGCAACGTGTGCTACAAAACTACAAGAAGTCACAACCATATCAAGGTTCTTAATAATAGAAAATGTATCGGCAAACTCTCTACCTTTAACTGAAAGTGATTGTTTGATTTCTGGATACTCATCAGCATCCTTATTATCAGTATGAGTTTGCAATGAATACAGTGAGTATCCTTTGTTTCCAAGAACATTCATATAATCTTTGAGTTCTACACTTCTAAAGGAGTTCTGTTCAAATCCAGAACTAGATGCCCAGAACATTCCAATCTTATATTCAGTGTCTTCTTGCATCCATTTCCATTTTTCATCATACTTTGGAATGGTTTGAAGATAAGGTTTCTGTCCTAAATCTTCTACTTTTAGATTGAGATAATAAGGAAGTGCAAGTCCATAAACCCAACAGGCATCTTTAGGAAACTCTGGTTTATCCCAAACACAAACAGCATCATAACCATTATAGTTGAATAGTTCTACAAGTTCTTTTCTGGTTGAACTCCAGATTGGTTTCATTCCAAGTTCTTTGAGATGCTTCATAAACCGAATATGAATCACTTCATCACCAGCACCACACTGATTATCTACAATAATCGTTCTTCCGGGAGTAATGGTTCCGTCCCATTTTTCATAATCAGGATGCTTTTGATTTTTATATGCTTCTACTTCTCCTGCTTTGAGAAAGTGTTGAAGTCCTGTATGCAAATCATCCTTGCGAAAATAATGCCCAGATAGATTGTGATATGCCTTCCTTTCAATCTCTTCTGGTAGTTGTTTTTGAAGAAGATTAAAGAGTAATTTTTCTGCTTTGTCTTTTTGATTAATTGCAGAATAAGCAAAAGTTTCTTCCAAAAGAAGTTCAGTATCTTGAGGATTTTGTTTCTTTAGTTTTTCAATTTGAGTAATTGATTTCTCTGGAATATTAGACTGATTATAAGCATTAATCAGATTCTTTGCTGTTGTATATTTCTCTTCCTTTGTTTGTGCTAATTTGAGTGATTGGTCTCCATACTCAATTGCCTTGGAGAAGTTCTTAAGTTCAAAGAAACACTTTGCTATCTCATCATATTGCTGGAATACTTGTGCTCTTTTACCAAAGGCATCTAGTAATTCAAATGTTAGTTGATGTTCTTGAAAAGAATATAATGTCTTTGCAACTAATTCAAGAGGGTTCATTCAGTAATAATAATGTATTTTAAGTATTTAGATGCCTAATAGATCGTCTGAAGTTTTGATTGCTGCTATATAAGAACTTCCACCAGCAACTTGTTTCCAGTTGGTTCCTCCTGCAAATGTAGTGACTGGAGTGTTTCTATCGGTTGTATTATTGATTCCTAGTTGTCCAGTAGTATTACGACCCCAAGTCCATAATGTTCCATCAGTCTTGATTGCTGCAGTATGAGCACCGACGGCAGCAACTTGTTTCCAGTTGGTTCCTCCTGCAAATGTAGTGACTGGAGTGTTTCTTTGGGTTCCTGTATTATTTCCTAGTTGTCCATTAGTATTAGTTCCCCAAGTCCATAAGGTTCCATCAGTTTTGATTGCTGCATTT